AGAACCCGAGCCGTCCGAGGCGTTCGTGAACACCTTGGCGCGGGGGGTTTCGATGAAGCGGACCGACTCGAACGTGCCGATCTCGCCCTGGTAGAAGGGCATCGCGTTGGTGTACTGGACCGAGCTACGGAAGCCAGCCGCATCGGTTGCCGAACGGAAGTCGTACGACACGTCAGGGTGGATGTAGCCGATGTACGCACCGTTGAAGGTTGCGACGTTGGCTGCACGGAGCTGGGCCACGACCTTGCGAACGTCGTTCGCGGTGATCGTGTCGTCGCTGCCGACCGTTGCACGGCTCGTCGGGTCGCTTGCGCCACCCGTTGCGTACACGACGTTCGTGCCGCCGGCGAGAACTTCACGGACAACTTGGTCGATTGAGTCGCCAGCGTTGTAACCGATGATGTTCGCAGCAGCAGCGTCAACGTCGAGGAACGACGTGCCACGGAGCTTGGCCGTGGTGACGACAGCGTTGCCGTATTCGGCGAGGGTGACGGTGACCTGCGAGTCGCTCAGAGCGGTCGGGGTAACGTCGGTGACCTCGTTGAGGGTGCTGGTGGCAGCCGCGATGTCCGCGAAAATCGTGAACGTGACGGCAGAACCAGGCATGGACTGCTGGGTCGGCTGCACATCGGCAGCCTGGTCGAACAGAAGTTCCGAACGCAGAGCGAAGTACGCAAGGCGATCAAATGCTGTCTGGTCAACCGAAAGTGAGGAGGTGGTTGTTTCTCCGGCCACTTGGGTTTCCTTTCAGGGTTGAAGTGATTTGGGGGTATTCGCTACCCGAGGGCAGCTCGTGCCTCTGCCATGATCGCTTCGACCTCTGCGGGGGATTCGGCGGCGTTGATTCGCGCTGCCCAATCGACTGGTGCTTGTGCTGCATTGGCACCCGCAGCCACCTTGGCGGTGCGGTTCCACGCAGCCTGCTCGTCCGCACTTGCGGACACCGGCGACGGTGGGGCGATCAACTGCGCCTCAATCCCTGCTTCTCGGATGGCATCTGGAGTCAGATCACCGTCGTAGCCTTTGACGAAATACTTGAACTTCGCATCATTCGGGTCGATGCCCGCTTTGATGAAAGCGTTCTCTCGTTTGGCTGCGAGCAGTTCCTCACGCTCTTTTCTCAGAGCAGCAAGTTCCTTCTCCAGTTTCTTGTTCACATTCCGCAAAGGGTTGCGGTCTGCAAAGTCGTCATCCTCGTAGTCGAAATCTTCGATCTGGGACATATGGCACTCTCCTTTTTGCCCTCACCACGGCGGAGGACCGTGATGGCTGCATAGTTGTTGGTCGCCCCTTATACACAACCAGCTAGGGGGATTACTGGTCGGTTCCTCCACTCGGGATCGTGGAGAACTTTACACATCAATCGTTGTGTGTGCAACTATCTTGTGCCTCACCCTCGCAGCACGACGACTTGAGTCCGCACTTGGGGCAACGCCAACGACAACCGACGGGGTCGTACTCGACTCCGCAGCCGTCGCATTCGATCATTCGCCAACCGTCCGCAGACCGATGACACCCTGAGCAGTCTCAGCAAAGCCACCGCCCTCTTGGAACTCTGCCTGCCGGCGACGACGACGCGCCTCGATACGTTGACGGGCAGCGGCATTGATGCCAAGAGTCCCTTCAACCTGTTCCTGCTGGGAGATCTGTTCTTCGCCACGCATGAGCGGCCTGAACAGACCCTGCTGTTCGGCAATGCGGGCGAAACCGGCCTGAAGATCCGACGGGGCAATACCCTCGGCAGCGATGCGTTCCGCAAACGATGCAGCCTCGGCAGCCGTAGCACCAAGCGTAATACCGCCAGCCTGCTTGGCAATTCCAGCAACCTGGGCGGCCTCGGCCTGACGTACCAACTTTTCCGCACCTCGGGTTGGGTCAAGAAAATACGCAGCAAGGTTGGATTCATCAATGTCGTAGAGATCCTTGAACTGCTTGATCACTTCTGGCGGAGCAGTTTTGACAGCGTTGAAACCTTGGACGATGCGACGATTCATTTCAGCAGGCTGAATGTTATTTTCAAGAATCTTCTCAAAATCCTTTTTTTTGTCATACGACCAGTCGGGCATTCCGTATGCCTTGAACAGGTCGCGGTACGTCTGCTCCAAACTGACATACTCAGCCGGCGACAGTTCCGGCAAACCTTTTTCGATTCGCTTGGCATTGGCGGCAAAACGAGTCTTGTACTGGGTCGTTTTCTTTAGTTCAATCGGAACCATTGCCGGCGCAAGATCTTGCCCGAACTCCACGATCTTGTCGATGGCCACACCCAACAAAACATCAAGATCTTCTTGCGAAAAATACGGCTTGAGATAGTCCGTCAGAATATCAGCCATTGGTCGGGCCGAGGCTCGAGCAGCCCTTTTCGCTGCCTCTGGGTCTGGCGCGGGCGGAGCGGGTGGCTCAATCGGAGTTTGACTTGCCGGTGGCTGGACAATCGGGGCAATCTCTCGCGGCAGTCTGACAAACTGAGGTTCTTCTTCCTCCACGGTTTGAGTGCCGCCGCCCGTAGGTTGTTCAACTGGCGGTGTCTCTGCAACAAAAGGACGGTTCAGCGGAATGCCACCACCCGCCAAAGCTGCTGCCGCCTCGGCCTCGGCTGGAGTCATTGCAGACTGTGAGACTGGAGGATTGAAAGCCTCAGTATTTAGCGCGGCCCAGTCAATGTTGCTGAACGTGTAATCAGTCCTGTCAATATTGGACATTTACTGCACCTTTCCGAACTGGCGCAAAATCTGCTCGCCAACCTGAACAGCCAAACCTGCTGCTTGGTTCGTTTTATCCCACCCGTAAATCGGGTCCGTACGCAGCGTTTTCTCCCACTCGCCCAAAGTCATCTGACGCTTCTTGCCGTCGGCATCCACCATACCCAAGGCTTTTTGGAACTTCGTGTCCTTCATGTCAATCATGTTCGGATTTGTCTCAAGCATCCGTGCGGCGGTCTGGACGTACGGCTCTGAAATATCTGCAACCGAATAGCCTCGGTCCAGTAAATCGCCAACGTCTGCACCGTACATGGTCTTGACGAAACTCTTGACTTTTGACTCATACATATCTTCGGTCATTGTCCCCAACGCAATGTTCGAGATGGACTGGTTGACAAAATCCGATCCAGGGTTGTAGCCGTAACGGGCGTTCACGTCATTGACTCTTTGTGCCACGCCACCCTGACGCAACTGGTCAATCGCACCTTGGCTGCCACCCTTGACGATAATGGCAGCAACACCGTTCTCTTGGGTCGGGGCAGACGCACCCTCTCGGAGGGTCTGCCTCGCCCACGGACGCAGCTGCTCCGGTGACAGCACAACACCAAACGTGGACAAAGCATAATCCTTCATCGACTGAACGCGGTCGTCAATCTCCTTCTGGGCGGTAGAACCAGGTGTACGTTCTTTGACATCCCATGCCCGCGTGAAATCGTTGCGTTCCTGCCACCACTTGCTCGAGCGGATCTTTGCGTCAAATGCGTCCTCGGATATTTCCTTTCGCGCCAACTGACCCATCGCCGCATCCACGTCAGGATCGATACCGATGTATGCCGAAACCCAACCGTATTCCTGCTGAAGAATCTGCTTGCCACGTTCCGTCAGACCGCCCTCTGGCGTGGTTTCTTCCTTGCCGGCAATGAACTTGTTGTATCGCTCAACACGCTTCGCTCGAGGTGCCATCCCCTTGACACCCTTGGCCGACAAATATTCATTGACAGTCTTGAATGATGTCCCAAACTGCTGATTGACAACAGTCAAAAACTCTTGCTGCAAACCTGGGGAGGCTTCACCAGGCTTACCAGGCTTCGGTGGCGGAGTCGCCCCACCACCACCAGCTCCACCGCCAGCCAAGTCACGCGGGGTCGGCGGCTTGCCTGTAATAATGCCTCGGTCGGCAGCCTCTTCGGGCATCCTCATTCGAGGCGGGGCGGTACGGGGACCAACAGTATCTTTTGATGTCCCAGTCAAAATTGCCTGAATGTTTGTTTCGGGACCTTCTAGTTTGTTGGTTGCCTCGGTCAATTTGGTTTTTGAGAGGTCAACTGTTTTCTTTGCTGCGTTGAGTCGCTCATTCGCAATACGTTGATTGATGCCAAGACCGGATTGTGCAGACCGACTTTGGGCGACCCTGATGGCGCGTTGATAATCTTCCTCGGCTTGGGCCGAGGTCTTTTCAGCGTCTTTCAACGGTTTTAGGGTTTTTTCAAGAACTTTCTTATTGTCTTTTAGACCCCGTTCCAAAACGTCAAGGTCATCCAAGGAAATCGGGGACGTTTGGTTGGTGAGGGGATCGGTGTAATCAACCAACCCCTCCGCAGAGGCAACCGAAAACTTTGCTTCCCTAATTGCGTCAAGTTGTGCATTTATTTCCTTGACGAGTTTTTCGATTTCTTTTTGATTTGGTCCAGCCATCAGACAGCCCCCACCAAACGAGCCAAACGGTTAGCGGCCTGCAAATAGCCGTACGCTTCCTGCTCGCCGCCATACTTTGTCTCGAGGGTGTTCATCACGGTCGTTGTCACATCGGGTGCCGCAACAGATGTACGCGACACGGCAGCCTGCATACCAGCCTGCTGTTCTTGCGCTTGGTACAGTCGAGCGATTGTCTGAGCCTCGTTGTCTTTCAGCCTGCGACCCAATGTTTCGATAGCCAAACGGTTGGCAATGACGACAATGTCATCAGCCGAAGTAACTGTCAGACGGGGACGCGCTGCCCCACCAGTCGTTTTGTCCGGTCGGGCCTTGACAGCGTCAACGTACTGATCCCATTGGGTCTGGTTGATGTTTGCCTCACGCAAAAGTTCCGCCATTGCGTACTCATCTTCACGATCAACCGCGCCAGTCGGGATCTTGCTTGTGCGGTAATAGCCCTTGGCGAACAAGGTCTTGCGAAGTTCTTCACGCTTCACATCATCCGAAATCCCGTACAGAATAACGAACGGGTCGCTTTCTAGGTCGTAATAGCTGTCTCGAACCTTCTGGCCAGTCACAACGCTGTAGATACCAGGCTCACGACCCGCACGGGTATAACCAGCCGGCACACCGTAACGAGGCGTTGTGTAACCGAAGCGAGACTCCCCGCCACCTTGAGCAGCAAGCTGCTTGAAGCCGGCCTGGAGATCGGCCAGTTTCTGGTCAATCGTCGCCGTTGTCGGCGGCGGTGTCGTTGTTTCAGCCATTGGGGTCCGTGTCGCTCTCTACTTCTCGGGACAACACCCGATCATACAACCTGACAAAATCTGGGTATCTCTCACCAAGCGTCTCGCCAAGCTGGCGGAGCAACTGGCGAAGGTCGTCGTCGTCGCGGCCACCGAGGCTTGAACGGCCACGGGATTGTGCCACGCCAAGAGCCTCATCACGCGCCGTCAAGTAGATCTCGACCGCATCGCGGACAGGGTTGCCTTCTAGTTCGTTATCCGTTGTTGCGCGGCGCAACTGCGCGACTTCACGGTCAAACTTCTGGGTGTCGAACGACTGGAGGGTGGCAAAACCAGGGTACTTCTGCCCCAGCAGTTCTCGGTATTGACGCAACTGTTCGCGTACCTCGTCGCTTCGCGGGCCTTGGAACTGCTTTGCAACGTCCTTGTACATGGCGTTGCCGGCTTGAAACTCGGCCTGCTCAATGATCTGGCGAGCAGTCAGGCGGCTGCGCTTGCCCTGCGCCAACTGGCGGCTGTAGGTGACGATGTCAAAGTCGCCACCAGTCGGGCCGAAATAGCCACCGACATCGCGGTAACGCTTGATGACGGCACCGTTCTCTTCTTCCCATTTGCCGTACACGTCGCCCGCGTCAAGACCGCCGTACTGGGCTTTGGTCTTTGCGCCAAGATAGGAAATAGCATTGGGGAAAAGTTCCATAAACCGTGAGGTGGCGGTGTCGTAATCCTCAAGACGGAATTGCTCCAGAATCTGGGCGTAGAACGCGGTCATAATGTCGCCGTCGGAAAACTCGACAACTGGTCGGGTTGGTCCGATGAACTGGCCAAACGAACGCAAAACGGTCAGCTGGCGAGAAATACCGATGGCATCCTCAAACATCCGCTCACGGTCGTTCTGATCAGCCGTGTTGTAGTTGCCCGAAGCGTGGAGGCTTTGGACAACCTCAGCATAGGTCTGGCCCATCAGTCGGCTGGTGTCTGGCCCGTCCCACACGCCTGATGTAAACTTCTGCAACCACGCAGGAATGAACGTCGTACCGCGCAGGCTGGGGTCGCCGTACGGCATCAGCACTTCCTTGACCTGATCCATGCCTGGGACGTTACGGAGAATGATCGCCGTCGGGATCTGAAGCATCGGTCCGATACCAGGAGTCAGAGTCAACGCCATGTTGAGTGACTTGATTGGTGCAGTCAACGAAGCATTGACTGGCCCAGCGTCCGACCCGAACCTGTTCAAGATCGGCACCTTGTCCAATGCCTTGGCAATCGGACCAGTCAGTAGGCCGATGCCCTTGTCGGACAGCGGATAGTTGAACACATACTCACCGGTGACTGGATCCTTGTAGAAGAAACCTCGACCATCCCCGTCGGGGTCGGCTTCTTTGCCGGTTTCAACGATCAGGCTTGCACGGCGCAGCACCTTCGGGTCCGTCGCAATCAAACGCACCCAAGTGTTGAGAACCTCACCCCACGCCTGACCGAATGGGGCGATAATACGGGCGATGTCCGTGAAGTTGTTGCGCGACACAGCCGAATAGAGCGTGATGTTCAATTCGTCCAGAGCGAAACCCTTGGCGTAGGAATCCATTTGGGTCAGGTTGATGCGGCCACCACCAGTCGGTTTGGCTGCCCTTTCCTCGATGCGCTTCCACAGCTTGGTCGAACCAACATAATCATCGGGGTCAAGTTTCAGATCGGCAGCACCCTTGAGAATGTTGTCTCGGAATGTCGCAACCGATGCGTCATCCATGAGATCAAAAAGTTCACCAACGCGCTTGTAATACACCTGACGGTACAGCGGGGATCGGTCAAGGTACGCCGTCGTGTATCCATACAGTTTCCCGAAGAAGTAGTCCGTGACACGCTTCATCCGTTCGACTGTCTTTGCCAGCTCGCCGCTCCCGCGACCCTTCAACAGTCGTTCTGGGCTGATCAAAGGTTCATACTTGGTGATGTTCGGAAGGACAGCATTTGCTTCCGGATCGTCAAGAATGCGCTTCAGAGCATCAGTCAAGGCAGGCGTTGCTTCGCCAAGATCATCGTAAGCGTCCTCCATCACAAGGAGTCGCCCACCCTGAAGTTGCGTCCCGTCGTCAACATAACGACCGAAGATGCTGACGGTCTGCTTCTTACCCTTGACCTTGCGAACTTCCTGGCGCAGAAGATAGACGTTGCCGTTCGGCCCCTCGGTCTGGCTCTTGAACACACGCTTGAATTGCTTCAGTTCTTCGGCAGTAA